GTACATAATTTATGTCATTGATATTTGCGTTACTTCTAACTACACTCTTTGCATGACGTACAACCCTGCGTTTGACATCAAGAAACCTAATTTCGAAGTGGACTTGATATTTGGAGAACTAGGTGAAGACCTGATTAGAACCTTTGTTGCCAATATTTGTGCGGGGAATATCGAAGTCAAAACAGATAGGTACCGGAATGGGCGAATGGTTATTGAAACCCATCAGCACAGGTTCAAACCTGACTGCCCACAGACTTCTGAGCCTTATTGGAAACTGTCGGGCATTAACGTCACCGAAGCAGATTGGTGGGTCTATGTTTTCAACATTGAAGGCTCGTTTATCATTGTCAAAGTTGAGAGGCTGAAAAAGTTTCTGCGACTGAATAAGTTCAGATACAACGAGGAAACCAAAAGGCTGTTTGCAGCTAATTCTGACAACCCAACAAAAGGCTGGATAGTAGAACCATCGCAAGTAATAGACTTGCTTGTAAATCCTGCGTACGACTAGAGTGGCGGTTATGACAATTAGAGCGGAAATAGAAAAGTTTGCAGTTGGCATTGACGAAGTTGAAGGTCACCCAAAGAACGTGCGTCAAGGTGACGTCGGCGCAATCACAGTTTCACTTGAAGCGCACGGGCAGTACAAGCCAATTCTTGTACAGAAATCGAGTGGCTTCATTATCGCTGGCAACCACACATGGTTAGCGGCGAAGGCTCTCGGCTGGAAAAAAATTGCAGTCCAATATTTAGATGTTGACGACGACAAGGCGTTGCGTATTCTCCTCGCTGATAACAGGTCAACAGACCTTGCGACTTACGATGAACACGCACTCGCTGAAGTTCTTTCCGACTACGCACGCTCGTATGACATGGGCGGTTTGTTGTGGGACCAAGACGACCTCGATGACTTACTACGACGCCAGCAATTCAACCTCACGCAACACGCTGTTCCGAACCTCAGCCGAATGCCAACCGACGGTGCAGTCAACCCAATGGAAGTTCCACGTGGCGAAGGCCATGTTCCTGACAACACACGAACAGCAGCGTTCTTTTACACGCCTGAAGAATTCAATGAACTAAAAGACATCCTTGCCCTTACTGGCTTGGATAACAAAAACGATGCACTACTGAAAGTTGCGAGGGAATGGCAAGACCACCTAAGAAACCAATAATGACCACAACCCAAATTGACAAATCAGTTTGGGAAATGGCACAAGAGCGAGTAGCAAGAGCATTTGATTTATTTGACACAGTTATCGTTTCGTTTTCAGGTGGCAAAGACTCAACAGTTTGCTTGAACCTTGCACTTGCTGAAGCACGGAAGCGTGGACGCTTGCCTCTAAAAGTTATGCACTTTGACGAAGAAGCAATCCCGTATGAAACAGAAGACTATGTGCGTCGGGTATACGAAATCCCTGACATTGACATGGACTGGTGGTGTCTACCGGTAGCGCACCGAAATGGTTGTTCATCTGAGGAAACACTTTGGTATCCGTGGGGACCTGAATCAGAAGACCTTTGGGTTCGCCCACTTCCACCCGAAGCAAAAACTTACAAAGACGCACCACCTGAATTCCCTGCGTTCCCGATTGACAAACGAATCGCTATCCCTGAAACAAACGGAATGCTGTATCCGGCACGCCAATACGGAACAGTTGGATTTATTCTCGGCATCCGTGCAGACGAATCAGTTCGCCGACGTCAAGCAGTAACACGCAAAACAGTTGACAACTACATCATTGACCAAGGCAAAGGACAATGGAAAATTTATCCTGTTTACGACTGGTCAACGCAAGACATTTGGCGTGCACCGAAACTGAACAACTGGGATTACAACAGAGGCTACGACCTGATGGAACTTGCAGGTATCGCACATCACTCTCAGCGCATCGCACCGCCTTACGGTGAACAACCAATGCAAGCGTTGTGGATGTTCAAGAAATGTTTCCCTGATATTTGGGACAAAATGGGCGAGCGTGTGCCAGGTGCAAAAACAGCTGCACGCTACGCTCGGGGCACCTTGTACGGGGCAGGTCAAGGTGCAATTCGTGAGGAAGACCTACGAGAAAATGAATCGTGGGAAGACCGAATTATGCAAGCACTTGAAAAATATTCTGAGGAAGAACGCCGTTGGGTCACGAACCACCTGATGAAGTTCATCGAGCGTCACTACAAAAAGACCACCGACCCAATCCTTGTTTCACCTCACCCAGTAACAGGCGTGTCGTGGCGATTGCTTTACAAGATTGCAGAAAAAGGTGACTTCAAATCTCGTGTTGTTCCGAAACTTACTACAGAAAAGTCTGCGGTAAGACCAGCAATGATTCGCAAATACAGTTCAGACCTAAAGAAAGCGAAACCAAATGTCAACGAAAAACCAGCCGATTAGTCAAGTTGAGTGGGTGCCACGTGACAACCTCACGGCAAACAACTACAACCCAAACAAAATGCCGAAACAGGAAATGAAACTGTTGAAGGTCAGCATTATGGAAGACGGTTGGACTCAACCAATCGTTGCTCGGCTTGACGGTGAAATCGTTGACGGCTTTCATCGTTGGACAACTGCTGGCGACCCTGAAGTTGCAGCAATGACTGACGGACTTGTGCCAGTCGTTCGCATCCAAGAAATTGACCCTGCCCGTCAACGCATGGCAACTATCCGACACAACCGTGCACGTGGCGAACACTATGTTCTTTCAATGGCGGACATCGTTTCCGAACTTGTCAAAGAATACGGAATCGACCCTGACCAACTTCGCAATCGTCTAGGCATGGAACGAGAAGAAGTCATCAGGTTCCTTGACAGAGGTAAGATGGTTGAGCGTGCAGGGAACGACGAGTTCAAGCAAGCATGGGTACCAGAACTAAAGGAACAAAAATGATTTCGTTTTCACATTACGCATGGACTAACGGACTTATCGGTGAACTAGACCGCAAGTATCCGAGCTACCTTTCCGCTTGGACAAGCGCATTAGTGCTAAATAGGAACGACACCCATTTCATTTATGTCCACTACGACAAAGCCTTGCTTGAATGGGGTGACAAACAGTTCACCCTGTATCCGGGTATGTATGCTTCGGTGCCAGGCTACGCACGCATTATCGGCGGTCAAGGAATTGTTGTTAGCCGTGAAAACTGGCTCGGCTTTTTCCACATCGGCGGACCTGCAGAATTCACTGGACGCTTGAAATACATTGACGGTTGCACAGACAGCCTGCTTATTCCACCAGTCAAACTCGGTGACCCATGCCTAAACCTTCTGTACTTCCCTGAAGACATTGACCAAACAGCACACACCCACCCGTCAGACCGTATCGGAATGATTATGTCGGGCAAAGGTCGTTGCCACGCTTGGAACAACGGAGTGGAAGAAATCATCGACCTAATTCCAGGCATGATTTTCTGCATCCACACGGATGGACCTCACAAGTTCTCAACTCCTTACGGACAGCACATGCGAGTTCTCGCCTATCACCCCGATAGCGACTTTGGACCTACCGACCAGTCACACCCAATGATTAACCGAACTATCGTTGACGGTGTACCTGCAAGTTTGCTTCCAGATATTCAAACAAAGTAATGCCTATAAGGCGACCTTGCCTTTGGTGTGGGAGACTCGGTGATGGGACTCGGTGTAATGATTGTGAAAAGAAGCGTCAAGCAATACTTGTCAAGCGTCAATCACTTCGCCCTAAGCCTGACCGCCCTCATTACAAAGGAAACTACAAAGCACGTGCGAAAAAAATTCGTGAGGAAGCGCAGTTCTGTTGGATATGCGGTGGCGGTCCACGAGAACACGACCCTTGGACTGCTGACCATGTGGTTCCCGCAGACCCTGAAAGTCTCCTTCTCCCAGCGCACAGAAGTTGCAACTCGTCAAGGGGTAATCGAATCAACAGAACAGGCTGACCATGGCAACTAGAGGACGCAAGCCTAAGCCTGTTGAACAGAAAGTTCGCATCGGTAACCCTGGCAAAAGGGCGATACCTAAAATCGCAATCGTTGAACCAACTGTTCCAACCAAAGGCGTACCCGAACCTCATCGCTTTTTGATTCACGGCAACGATGGAACTGAAGGACCTGGTCGCAGATTGTGGAATGACATTTGGAGTTCTGGTGCCGGCTGGTTGAAATATGAGACTGACGGTGAAATGGCGATGATGGTTTGCGAACAGACCGACGAGCGTGCGGTGCTTAGGCTTCGTTTACTTAACGGCGGTGATTGGCGTGACCGTGCTCAACTTCGCCAGCTAGAAAAACTTATTGCGTCAAACCTGAGTTTGCTTGGGTTCACTCCTACGGATAGGGCAAGGCTGGGCGGAAACACGGCACCTATCGACGAACTAAACATCTTCCGTCAGAAGGTGAATGCAAAGCGTGCGACCGCCTAAAGCCAAATGGCAACCTACATACTTCACTCCAAGTAAGTTCAAACTCACCGACGGTACAGATGTTTGCGAATTCGCCGAAAAGTATCTCTCGCTCTCAAAGGGTGTGCGGTCGGGTGAACCACTAATTTTTACCGAGTGGCAACAATGGCTACTAAACTCGTTGCTGGAGCGTAAAGAAAACGGTCGGCTTCGGTACCGTCGTGCGCTAATCGGACTTCCACGTAAGCAAGGCAAATCCCTTATGGGTTCAGCACTTGGGTTGTACGGCCTGCTCGCAGGTGAGGCTGGTGCAGAGGTTTATTCAGCAGCGGGCGACAGACGGCAGGCTCGAATTGTGTTCAACGAAGCCAAGCAACAAGTAATGCAATCCCCAATCCTTTCCGCTAACTGCAAGGTTTATCGTGACGCTATTGAAGTGCCTGCGTTCGGTGCGGTGTACCGAGTTATTTCTGCTGACGCTAAACGCCAAGCAGGTTTGAACCCAAGCCTTGTGATATTTGACGAGTTATGGGTGCAACCGAACGAAGACTTGTGGGACCAGTTAACACTCGGTTCGGGTGCTCGTATTGACCCGCTAGTAGTTGCGATTACAACGGCAGGCTACGACCAAGACACAGTCTGCGGTCGGCTCTACGACTACGGCAAAGGCTGTGTTAGCGGTGATGTCAAAGATGAATCGTTTGGTTTTTGGTGGTGGGAAGCACCTGCAGACTGCAAACTCGATGACCGAAAAGCGTGGCGGGCTACTAACCCAAACCTTGTTGAAGGCTTGCTCAGCCTAGAGGACATGGAATCATCCGTAAAACAATCAACCGAAGCAGCCTTCCGTCGCTTTCGGCTAAACCAATGGGTGCGTGTAGAAGAAAGTTGGCTTCCACCTGGGGCGTGGGAAAAACTTGCATCGGATAAAACAATCAACAATATTGACCCTGTTTATGTCGGTGTGGACATGGCGTTGAAGCATGACAGTATCGCTGTTGTTCTAGCGCAAACCCAAGAAGACCAGATTGTTTTGGAATCAAAGATTTGGTTTCCGAAGGACACGGGAATTGACGTGGCGGAAATTGAAGAACACCTGCGATATTTGCATCGGACACTAAATGTTCAAGAGTTCGCCTTTGACCCTGCATACTTCCAAAGGTCAGCACAAGCCTTATCCGACGACGGGCTACCTATGGTGGAGTTCCCGCAGACTGGAAGCCGAATGATTCCCGCTTGCGGTCACACCTACGAACTAATCGTCAACGGCAAAATCGCACACAACGGTTCGCCCGCTTTTACTGACCAAGTGCTTTCAGCAGCGCAACGAATGACCGACCAAGGTTGGCGACTTTCCAAAGGTAAATCAAAACGAAAAATTGACGCTTGCATCGCAATGGTTATGGCCGTAGATAGAGCAACACGCATGGCTGAGATAGCAGGTACTATTGGCATAGTTGACATCTGGGAGAAATAATGAAATACAACCTTTTCGGGACATTGGCTGAAATCGCAGGTCTAGTCTTGATAAGCGTCGGTGCATTCGAGATTTACCGCCCAGCAGGATTTATCGTCACAGGAATTCTTGTGGTGGTCGCAGTTGAAGCAGGTTCATAATGGCTATTTGGCGTAAAACAGAACAACGAGGTTTACCTCTAAGCATTGACCCGAACCAAATAACTGCACGCCCATACTTCGCAAACTATTCCGGTGAACTCATCAACGAGAACACCATCTTTTCCACGTCGGCTGTTATTGCAGCTGTGTCTTTGCTCGCCGATTCAATTGCAGCGATGCCACTTTATCTTTACCGTGACAGAGGTGAACGGTTGGTTCGTGGTAAAACGCCAGCGATTTTGGTTCGCCCGAACGACAAACAGTTGATGTTTGAGTTTGTGCACCAAACAATTGCAACACTCGCCGTCCACGGTGTCGCATTTATTTACGCACCGAAAGACGCAAACGGTTACCCGCTAGAACTCCGCAACATTCACCCTGAAAAAGTTATTATTCACGCAGACACAGACGGCGGTATCGAGTACGAGATAAATCGTCAACGCTTCCCGAACGACGACATTATCCAAATCAACTGGCTGATTATGCCTGGACAAAAGCGTGGTGTTAGCCCGATAGATGCTTTGCGAAACACGGTCGGAACAATGATTGCGATTGACCGCTTCCTCGCAAGTTTCTATGGCGAAGGTGCGACCCCTTCATCGGTGCTTGAAACTGACGGTCAAATAACAGAAGAACAAGCACGCATTTTGCGTGACAGTTGGGAAGAGGCACATTGGAAACGCCGTCGCCCTGCGGTGCTTACTGGCGGTTTGAAGTGGCGACCTATTTCTGCGAGCGCAAGCGACATGGACACGATGGTTCACCGTGACGCAATTATCCGTGACATTGCACGTGCGTATCGAATTCCGTTGCACTTAATGTTGGGTACGGGTGGCGACAATCAGACTTACCAAAATGTGGAAGCAGCCGGAATCAACTTTGTTCGTCACACACTTCTGCCTTGGATGCGTAGATTAGAAGACGCACTTTCTGAACTGTTCCCTTACCCGATTGTTGTTCGCTTTGACGCAGACGAACT